GTATGTAAATCATTGTGGGTAAAAGAAAATGTCTTTTGAAACACTGTCAAACTCATTATTATTTGAAACAAACAGGATGTCCATTCTGTATTGTCTAACATGTCATTTTCCATTAAATAATCCAAAGTGTTCTCACATTTTTCCATGGTAATCATTTGAACCGGGAAATTAAAAATAGAGCAAAATACGTCTTCTTCTTCTTCTTCTTCTTCATCACTACAACTATCATTGCTACAACTGCTACAACTATTATCATCATCTTCATTACCACTACATTCATCATCAGATAATTCATCTATAGACGTATTTGATGATTTTGAACTATACGTTGATGCTGAAGAAACTGACGCAGATGAAGATTTATTCAATGGTTGGTCATATATCAATACTTCACTTAAATCAATGACATTTACATTGCTATGGATGGACGATTGTTTTGTTTCATCGTTTGAAGTAAATAGAGAGAAATCATCATTATTAAAAGAGTCTAACGTCAAATCTGTCAACTCGCCATTTATCACCAATTTCTTTTTGTTGGTTCGTGAATCTATATTGAATATAGTAGCATGAATGTCATTATCAATAGTATAGTGTTGATCTTTATTTTTATGAAAAAAATCACTTTCATTCAAATACTCAATATCATCTCCAATATTATACTGAAATTGTTGTTGTTTGCCTAAAAAGGAACCATAATAATCAATACTGTTTAAAAAACCATAATTATGTAATAACTGACTAGATATATAAGTAAAAAATGAGTCTATATACGCTGTGTTGTTTTTATCTAACATTTTAGGAAAAGGGCATTCTGTATTATATTGTGGCAATAAAATCATATCACTAGATGATATATCATATTTACCAGTTAAATACTTTAGTGGATCTAGTAAAGGTGAAAATTTACAAAAGACCTCTTTATTGAAAATATTACTAGAATTATCAGACACAGTTGCTTCGATTGTATTTTTATTCACTTCTTTCTTCAATGTATGGAGATAGAATTTTTGATTTAAATTAATACTATTGAAATTAGTATTATTGAGAGAAAAGAACTTTTCATACAAAGGAACATAATTTTGTAGATTATTCAGTCCTAAGGAAGAGTTTTCTAAAGCTTTAAACAAGTCTTCATTTTTGTTTTTTCGGTAGTACAAAGAAAAGTCCATTCTTTATTATTCTAATAGTAAATATAATAAGTCATTTAAACTTATTTTTTCGTAATCATTTTACATTTTTTTTCTGTTTAGAAGTTAAAGCTATGTCACTTGATATGAAAAAGTTCGATATGAAAAATATTAGTTTTCGTCCTGATGAAAATAAGGGACCAGTTGTTGTATTAATTGGTAGAAGAGATACTGGTAAAAGTTTTTTAGTGCGTGATTTACTATATCATCATCAGGATATTCCCATTGGAACAGTTATATCTGGCACTGAAGCAGGTAATGGTTTTTTTGCTGAACACGTGCCTAAATTATTTATTCATGATGAATACCAGTCGGCTATTATTGAAAATATATTAAAGAGACAAAAGACTGTTTTAAAGCAGATTAAAAAGGAAATGGAGGCATATAAAAGAACAAATATAGACCCTAGAGCATTTGTCATTCTAGATGATTGTTTATATGATAACAAATGGACCAAGGACAAACTGATGAGACTGCTATTCATGAATGGTAGACATTGGAAAATCATGTTAATTATTACTATGCAGTATCCTCTAGGTATTCCACCAAACTTGAGAACCAATATTGATTACGTATTTATATTGAGAGAACCGTATATTGCGAATAGAAAACGTATATGGGAAAATTATGCTGGTATGTTTCCAACATTTGAATCGTTTTGTCAAGTCATGGATCAATGTACTGAAAATTTTGAATGTCTGGTTATTGACAATAACGCCAAGTCTAATAAATTACAGGATCAAATATACTGGTACAAAGCACAAAATCATAGCAATTTCAAGTTAGGTTCAAAAGAATTTTGGGAATTATCTAAAGATATTGGTAGCGATGATGAAGATGAAATATATGACCCAAATAGTGTACAGAAACGTGGAGCTGGGCCTAAAATACAGGTTAAAAAAAACAAATGGTAAAATAAATAAATGAACTAACAACTAATATGTGTATAGAAGTAGAATAATTTTTTTGTATTGTTATTATATAATGAGTAAAAATACAAAAAATAATACAGATGAAATACCTAAAAATATTGGTGGTGAAAAAACAAATATAGATTTAGAAATTAACGATATCAAGGTGAATAAAAACGCAGAAAAAAATACAGATACCAATAAAAAGCAAGGTGGTGATGGAAATAAAAAAGGAAACGATATGATTGCTACCAATAATAATAATAATAGTAGTAATAGTAATAGTAAACCATCTAATAAGATAATAAAATCATCTAGCTCATCTAATATAAATGAAAATGATATGACTGACAAAGATAGTTATAAAGGTACGAGAGAATTTATTATATTTCAAAATGAATTACATTCTACTATAAACAATAACCTATATATTTTGAAAGAATGTAAATCCACAAAACGATTATTGGACATCAAATTCAGTGAACTAGAAACGTACATTAATTATATTCAAATATCTGTGATTGGTTTCTCAACATTGTCGGGGTTTTTACAATCAACCAAAAACTATTTTGGTACATCTGAATCAATTGTATCTGTATCTGGTATTGGTATTTCAACATATATTAGTCTTATCTTATCTGTTTCAAAGTATTTTAAGTTGGATGAACAGAAAGAAAGAATACATAATTTACGAGAGAAATACGCTAACTTACATAATAAGATAGAATATAGAATGGATGTCTTGGGACCACGTACCAAGACGGAATTATGGGAACATCAAGATGTCAAGGAAAAATTAGAGGAATGGAAACAAATAAAGACAGAGATGGATGAGGAATATCTCACTATTATTGAAACCAAACAAGGATTGACAACTGAATATGAATCTATTATGGATTCCAAGGCTAGAAATAAAAATTATATTACTGACCGTAATTTGGTTTTAAGTAATCGCAAACAATTATTCACAACTTTACAACATCATAACGCATTAGAAGCTACTATAAAAGAATCAGGGATTACGACAGATTTTACCAGTGCAATAGAATTACCTGACGATGATTTGAATAATTGGGACGATCCTGTGTAAGTATACGACAATATACATTACCAAAGTGTAAACGATAATCAATAATAATATATTTTTGATAATTTGATATATTATTATTTATTTACAGTGTAAAGAACTTGTAATTAGATTAGATTAAATACTATTAGTTAGTTTGGAAAGTCCTTTATCAGTTTTATCATTAGTAACAATATTTTCTCCTTCAAATAATTCGCTCTTGATATCTTCAATCGTGACATTTTCACCCATATTTGCTTCTTGAGTATTCATATTCGCTACAGAAACCAAATCTCCATCTTTATTGATTGTTTGAGTTAATTTATTACCGGACTCAGCTGCCTTTTTCTTATTTTCCTCAATAGCCTTTTGTTTGGTTTCTTTTACACGAGTATCAAACTCGTCTTTGGCCTTGTCTTCATTTTTCTTCTTTTCACTCATTAATTCATTCAATGTTTCCTCCATATACTCAACACGACCAGTTTTGTATGCCTCTGGATGAAATGGAACCCAAATACCAACTGGACCGACGTAAACATCATGATTTGGATCATTTTGTCTTAGCATCTTACATCTTAGTTCGGCTTCTTGTTGTGTAGGGAAAACACCACGAACTTTGATTCCACGGACAGATGTTTGGAAAGAATGTGTTTCACCAAATTCTTTCTCAAGACGATCTTCATGTTCATCTAAAAAATTCTTATAATCATCTTCGATAGTAGATGTTAATAATTTTTCCTTTTCATCCTTAGAAAATTCTTTGAAATCTTCTGTAATTTTATCAAAATCTAGATGATATTTGTAAGATACAAAATTTAGAAACTGAGTAAATTTCTCCAATGATTTACTAACGTCCCACATCTTAATAAAATTCTCAAATAAAAACATATCTCTTTGTTTAATGATTTGTTCGGGTGAAATAAAAGATAGACACGCGAATTTTTGTCCGGCAATTGATTTATCTTCATCCAACAAATCAATATATTTAGCATTATCACTTCCATCTGGATTAGTCTTTAAAGTAACATTGGGTAATATGTTTGTAGTATCAATAGGTTTAGAAAAACTCATTATAAATAGATAATGTACTTATTATTTAAGTGATTTTAATAGAAAACTATAATGTTTCGTAATGTTTCGTAATGTTTCGTAATGTTTCGTAATCATACACATGAATTTATAATGTAATTCTTTGGAAAAATATTTTTTTCTTTTTAATTTATATAATATGTTAGGTGATATGTTAGATTTAGGTGAATTAGTCAAGAGAGCTATTAAATATCTCGTAGAGGGTTTAATGGTTGCCATTGCTGCATATGCTATCCCCAAGAAGGGTATGAATTTAGATGAGGTCGCACTCATTGCTTTAACAGCTGCTGCTACATTTAGTATCCTTGATACTTATGTTCCAAGTTTAGCAGTAGGTGCACGTTCCGGTGCTGGATTCGGTATTGGTGCCAACCTCGTTAAATTCCCTGGAGGATTTTAAGTGGTGGTTATAGAATGAAAAAACATTATCATACTAGGTGATAATTTAATTTATAAATATTTAATTAAATTATATGTTGTTATAAATTGTTGACTGTGCTATTCTATTTCTTCGTAAATCGTAGCGAATACTCCAACTACCATAAGATTGGCAATGCTCGCTACAAAAGTAACAATCTAACCATGATATTTTTTTATATATAGCATTACGTTTATCTATTTCCAGTTCACAATTATCATTGTGACAACATGTTGTATTTGTAACGTATAATAGTTCGTCTAATATATCACTCATCTTTACACGGTGATCTGGAATATATATATCCTGTATATCCTGTGTATACTTTGTCATTTAGATGTCCAAAGGTGTATAATTAATTCTTATTATAGTATCATTTTATACACATAATCAATAATCAATTTTTATTGAAAAATGCCATTATACAAATCTTATTTAGAGGAAAACTACATAAATACATGTTGTTATTGTATATCATATAATATAATATGACCACGTTGGTAGCAGAATATATATGGATCGGTAGTAATAATGAGTTGCGAAGTAAAAAACGTGTTATTACAAATGTAGTGGGTATAAGAAGTGAAGATGATTTGAGTATACTTAAATTTCCGGATTGGAATTATGATGGTAGTTCAACTGGACAAGCAAAGGGGAATGATTCGGAAATTGTGATTAAACCCAAGTCTGTTTTTAGAGACCCTTTTTCTTTAGTAGGTGATCTAAAAAGATATAACTCATATATTGTTATATGTGATACTTATTTACCAGATGGACTTCCACATTCTACTAATCAACGTGAACCAGCTAACAATATATTTAAACTTGATATTGATCAAGAACCATGGTTTGGACTAGAACAAGAATATTTTTTAATTGATCCTAAAACAAATATGCCATTAGGTTACGATAAAAATGGTAAGCAGGGACAATATTATTGTAGTGTTGGCTACGAAAATGCGATTGGTCGCGAGATAGCTGAAGAACATTTGAGGATGTGTTTATACGCTGGTATTAAAATTAGCGGTATGAATGCAGAAGTAGCACCTGGTCAATGGGAGTTTCAAATAGGTCCATGTATAGGAATTGAATCAGGAGATCACTTGTGGACTGCGAGATATATTTTACAAAG